TCATAAACTCCTGATAAGCAGACATATTCATTTTGTGACACCCTTCTTATCGCAAAGATAATCTAAATCCAGCGATAACAACTGCTCAGTCTTCTTATCAAGCCATTCATCAAAGGTCTTACAATTACCCCCAATATCAAACAAAGATTGCAGAAAAATCACCCGTTCTGTCCGACAATCATCATCAACAACACCAACAGTAAATTCCTCGTTAGCCTGAGAAATAAAAGAGATGATAGCAGGCTGAATCTCAACATATATCACCCTAATATCAAATTTATCAAGGAGCATAGGAGTATTCTTATCCCTGCCAAATCTACGCAAAAGACGGCTAATTGCATTGAATCTCTTAGATAACAAAAAATATTTAGACCTCTGCCTCACAGGCAAATAAAATGGACTAGGAACTCTAGCCCTCTTCAAAATCTTCTTCATTCTCTGTAACAAGGATTTCTTGAGTTTATCGACAACAACATAATCCACCAACTGCCCAGCAGTGATATTGTATTCAACACCACCATATTTAATAAATCTATCCATATTCTTATACCCAGAGATGATTCTATTTAGTAAACTAAAATCCTGCAACGAAGTGAAAGACCTATAAGACAAAATATTATTAAAGACCGCCTTATTAAGCTTTTTGACAGGGAAAACGAAACGATGATTAACATCCACTGCCAAAAAAGGATTAAAGGTTTCCTCAACAACCTCGCCATTCAAGACCAACTCTAACTTGAGCAAAACATTCACAGCCTCAGGATTAAAAGTCGGAACAGGAATCAAATCATTAGACATCAGACATCACCATCCTTTCGCTCCTTAACCAATTCTTTCTTATAAGCATCCGCATCTGATTTGTGAACAAAACTCTTCAAATCACAAAAAGAAAAGGGACAACTATCACGAATAGTAATCTCCCTAACAACCCATTTAGAATTGCCAGAAGGCTTCAAAACAATAAGCCTAGAATGATTCCTCAAGAGTCATCACCCTTCTTGCCATCCTTATCTAATTTCTTGCCGAAAGATTCGAGAGCCTTCTTCTGCTCAGACTCTAACTTAATCCAAGCATTATATTTATCGACATCAATATATTCTAAGATACCAGCCTCAGCAATATCCCTCAAGACCTCAGGCTTCAAAGCATCAAGCTCCCAAGACATTTGACCATACTTAGCAATATACCATTTAGCACGAGGGTCACTAATCTTAGCAGGATTAGGTGGTGGATTATATTTTTTGATTTGAGTCATATTCAAAGCCAAAGGAACAACATCCAAAGCAACATTACCATCCTCATCCTCATCAACAGGGTCATCACCCTTAATCAAAAACTCTACAAGCCTCTCCCTAATGTCACGAATCATATCAAGACCTGAACTATCGTGGTCGCCCAGATATAAGACAATAACCTTCTTACCATCCTGAATCTGCTCCTTGACCCTCTTAGAAAGGTCATACATAGTAGATGCTGAAGAATACCCTTTATTATATCCGAAAAATATATGATATTTATCAGCGATAGGTTTCAAGACAGACTCCATAGCCTGCTTCTCACAATAAAGCTCGACATAATACTCTTGGTCATTCCATCTAGGAAGACGATAAGATGCAACAGCAGACCTAATCAAATCCTTAACAGAATCCCACTCAGAATGTTTCTCAGGAACTCTCCCCCTATCCTCAATACTTTCCCAATCAATCAAACCAGCATAGCGAGCATCAGTCAAGAAAGTGCAAATACGCTTATAGACCTCAACAGCATTAGGAATAATATCACTAGCAACAAGCTGATAATACAACTGACGATTAGTCAATTTAATACCTTGAGCCTGATACGCCTTAACAATCTGCAAAATCTTAGTCAATAAAAAATCTTGATTAATCTGCCAAACCTGCGTCTGACCATTACCATCCTTATACTTAACCCTCAAATCACCACGAGCCTTCCAAGACCTAAAACGCTCAATCATTTTGTCACCTCAATAATAATCTCATTATCCGTCTCCAAAAAAATATGCCCAGTCCGCTTATCCTTGATGATGGTCTTCATTCTACATCTCCAAGAGCTTCAGCCTGCTCTTCAGGCGTCCTATTATCGATAGTGCATTCCTTATAGATTGCATTCATAATCTCTTCACTAAAAAGCTTATCCTTCTCAGAATCAGACTGCTCTTCCTTCTTAACCCTCTCAGCAACCTTGACCCAAACCACCTCATCAGCCAATCGCTCTTCTGCCTTCTCCAAATCATAGACGCTAGAATTATAATCCCTCTCAGCCCTATCGAGCCTATCAGCATCCTTCTTAATGGAGTCGTTTATCTCAGCAATCTTCACATGCAACACATGAGCCTGCAACTTCTTCTCCTTGATTATCTTGCCAAACTTTTCTTCCTGATAACGCAAGATAAGAGACTTAACAAAATCTTCAACATCAGCACGAGGAACTTTGCTAATCTTAACATGCCTTTTGATAGCATCAATAACATCGTCCTGAATCGTAGAATAAGTGTATCCATTAGATACACGATTATACTCTACACCAACACTATTTTGTCGCCCAAAATCAAGAAACATCCTCTTAGCCTCATCGATAAACTTTCGCTCAGGAGCTTCAAGCTTAGAAATCTGACGAGACAATTCCTGCATCTCATCCTGCCTCTGCTTAATAAGAACTTCATCAGTCGAAGCCTTGACAGCATCAAGAACCTTCTTATCATTGACAACACATTCCTTCTGCTCAACAATCCAAGCCTTCAACTCTTCCTTATCAGTAATCATCCAATAATTAGTCATATTGCATCACCTCGCACAAAAAATATTTTCTGCTCATTACAACCCAACACAACACGCTTACCACCCAAAAAATCTTCACCATAATCCCTAACAAGCTTCAACAAAAAAATCCTATGGTCATTCAAAAACTTATCAGGACTACCAGAAGGCGAAGCAACGATAGCATTATGTTCAGCAGAAAACAAAAGATTCATCTCATCAAGAATCTTAGCAACAGCATGAACAGCAGTATCCTCACTACCACAACGAGCCATCTCAACAATATCACCAGCCAATTTTGAATTATCCATTTTTTACCCCCACGACACAGCTAATAACTGGTCGCAAATTTTTTATACAATCATAGACCGAATCTCGGTCAAAATCATTCTCCCAAAAACGAAAGACGATATAACCAGCATCTCTCATCTCCTCAGTCCTGACAGCATCCCTTTCTTTTTGTAATATTTGTTTAGGTCTTAAAACAGGAAATTCTCGCTCATCACCATGCCAAAATACACCATCGGTTTCAATTATGGTATTATAATCAGGCAAATAAAAATCAGCAAGATAACGATGCTTAATATCGGTGATTCTTTTCTGAGTAACAAAATTCACACCTAAATCAATCAATATCTGCTTCATACGCAACTCATTAGAGCCACCATGAAACTGATGATTAGAGCGAATCATCTTCTCAACGAAAGAAGGGTCATTCCATCGTATCATAGTTTTCTCTCTCATATTTTCCTTATACTCAGGAGTATTTCTTGCATTAGTTAGCTTCTCAACATGCTCTAAAGAAAACTTTTTACCCTTTTGAGCCAGACTCATTTTTATTTTAGTCTTCATCGAATGAGGAGAGAACTTTTTTCCTATTCTTGCCTCAGAAATTTTTGTTCTATGCTCTTCAGTAAGCTTCCGACCCTTATTGGCTAACATGAGTTTTATCCTATTCTTTTCTGACATCTTCCTTCCTGTTGAAGTCAAACTTAATTTTTTTCTATGTTCTTCAGAGATAGGTTTTCTAAGTCTCTCACCACGAGCAATCTTGGCTAAAATAGTATTACGCCTCTTTAACATCGTCTCTTCAGATAAATGCTTTCCAAATTGGGATGTCCTTTTTCCTTTTTTCGCCTCTGATTGTTTTTGTCTCGTTTCTAATGAAAGATGCTTACCAAAATTAGGATGATTTGAACCTCTGTGTGATTCGGATAGCTTTTTCTTAGTCTCCACAGAGAAAAATCTTCCTTTCGCAGAACACGAACCACACATCTTACTATCTGACCAAATCAGTTTTCCACATCCACAATGTTTTGTTTTAGTTGCCATTCTATCACCATAAAAAAATGAAAATAAAAAAATTACTTCTTGACCTCTGGTTTTGGATACATTTCTACTAAGAGCATGTCGCTTGCTTTCTGCAAAAGCGTTTCCCTTGCAGTCGTTGAGAGTGTTGCATCATGGCTGGCACAGAAAGTGCAGGCATTATAGAGCGACCACAAACTTTCATCAGGCTCTTTATTGTATTGATTGATAACTTTTGTTGCGAATCTCCTGCCTACATGAGTCTTGATAAGCTCCTTGAAGTGGGTTGAATCATTGATAGTCCAAGCCTTAGCCTTCTTGATGAAGTTCTCGACAGGCTTATGCAATAAAGCAATCGCTTCAACAGTGAATTTTAGTGCATCTATCTTTGATTGAGCACTCTTTGTATGCAATACCCTAGTCTTCTCCCTGAGAATATTCTGCACCTGCTCCCTAATTTCAGGTCTGATTATTTCAGCTTGGTCAAGAGGGACTTCAATCATCATACCATTCGAGCACGAAAGTCGAAAACCACGCAGACTTATCGTCTTATTGACCTTATCAACTTCTACTCCAAATTGAACAGCTCCACTAGAATCGAAACTATTTGATATGCTGAACCCCAGCTTTACTCCATCGAATCCTGATGCTCCAATAAAGATATTTAATCTAGCCCATGAAAGTGTAGCTTGAGCATTAAAGTCGAAATTTTCTACACCAGCCTCAGTTAAGGCATCAATTATCGGCTTTATGGCATCGGAATGTTGTATGACAGTGTATCTGTCCCTCGAAGGGCAATTTACGATACCTGACTCTTTCTCAGATGTCACATATATTGCCTTGAAATTCTCAACAGCCTTAGCTGTCTCTGGCGTCTCTGCATCAAAATCAGTAGTCCAAAGTTTTAAGGGACTTGCCTTAGGTAGCAATCCCAGCACTTCATTCACTTTCTCAGCAGATTGAAGAGCAAATGAACTCCTCTGTTCTGCAAAACCGTTGTGGTTAAAGTTTATCATTTTAGTTTACCTCTCTCCTGAATGACGAATCTAGGCAGGGCTTGTTTACC